TTTTGCCTTTTTTTCTCCGCCGAGAAACTCACAAACTGCATACAATGTTTTAAGCATTTAACCCTCCGTTTTTCTTTATCTGATACTTAAAGTATAACTCATTTCTAGAATGTGTCAATAGTATTTTAAAAATATTTTAAGCGTTTTTTGAAAGAATTTTTTAGGGGGTGATGAAGATTTTAAAAAGGTCGATATTCAACCATTCATAGACTGGGATATGTCATTGTTAGAAAAGTATCATAATTTTATTTTTCCTAAAATGTGACATCAGGAAACGTATACATATTACAAGAATGATTTTGTTATACTATTCTAGTAATATGTTATAGATTATGGAAATGAGTTTATAAAAAGGGTTGGCGACGGAAGGCGTTTTTTGCCATTGGATAGCGACGAGCGCAAGCTGGATTTTCTGATTTTGTGATATTAATTATAAAGATATTATTATATTAATATGGTAATAAGGAGCAGGGAGCGTTGGAGCGTCAGAAGTATTTAAAAAAGTTTTGAGGTTTTCGTATCACGAAACTGACATTTCGGGATAGGTACTCATTTACTGTGTATACTAGCCCCGTCGAGGATGGCAATAATGTGTATGTACTATGTATAGCAGAAAAACACCATTTCTACAGGGATTTTTTTTGCACTGTGTATGTTTTGCGCGAAAATGCGTATTCCCCGACGCTATTATTTCTTTCCGTCGCTATTTTTAAAAATGACCCCCACCCCCTCAATTTTAGCTGGCTATGGCATCTGGTCCACTCCGGCCCTGTGTAGGGTACAAGCAAGAAGGTACTTAGACGCACCCACCGCTCCTGTCAACCCACCGCTTCTATAACCCCACCCGCCGATTCTGTTGCCCTGCGCACCCTGCGCTGACGGATAGATCAGGCCCGTCGAAAAGAAATTCCAAAAAAAAATATTGACAATGCCTTATAGAATATGCTATCATTCTTACAATGGATAAACAAAATAAATAACCTTAGGGGGGTATCTATGGCTTTTAAAGTTAAAGTGGAAGGGACGTATGTAGCGCGGTCTGGTGTTATGGATAAAGAACGTATTCGTAAACATTATGAAATCGAAGGGGTTATCCCGACGACAGTTGCGGCTTTGTCTATTGTGAAGAATAAACTTTTAGCTCCCGCGCTGGCTGCTAAGTACCCGGACTATGTTACTTTTTTAACGTACCATATTATTGAGCTTACCCCGACAGATGAATCTTCGAAAGCCCTTATGGGGAAAGTCGAGGTAGATTATATGGGTCGAGAGGCTCTCATACATTACATAAAAGAAAATGCTTTGGGGGTTAATGCGGATTATTATCCTGACCTTTTTAAGCTCCGAGAAGCGGTTACGATGGCCAAGACGGACCCGGAAGGGTATAAAAGGCACTTTGCCTTGAGAGAGCCAGACCTTCGTTTGGATTTAGAGATGGCGGCGTGCAACCCTCAGTTGTTTGGTCAAAGCCCAGCGGTTCCCGCGCTGGCCGCTTCTGTGGACTTAAACCGACGTAAAGTACCTACTCCTAAAGCTCTTGTTAAACAGACCGGGGATCGTCTTGCTGGTTTGGAAGCCGATCAAATTCGTGATGGGGAAATGGCGCCTGCGGACGACGCCCACAACGATTTGGATTTATAATGCCTAAAGCAGTAGCGAAAAAATCTGGTCGCCGAACGAAGAAGCTAAGAAAGCCAAAGGATTATTATTTAAGCCCTGAGGAGTTGGCTATCGGTACTGCGCTAATCGAAGCCCAGGCAGAGGAGCCCCCACCGGTCATAAAGTACCGTACATTGCTTCGCTGGGAGAATAACATCCCGTACCTTACCAGCGCCCCCGAACGTTTGTCTGCGGACCCAACGGCGTTGATTCCAGAGCTTATACGGAAGGTTCTGGATATGCCTTACCATGGGGGTAATCCTGCTTTTGAGGGCTTGTCTTTTGGGGAGGCTATGATCATCTCGATGGCTCGAGAAGCGGCGGACGGTTCTGATACTGCGAGGACGACTATATTTGACCGGCTGCTGGGGAAACCAAAACAAAGCATCGAGTCGGTTCAAATAACCGGGACGCTAAACGATTTCCTAGATGGGGTTGCTAAGTCCGAATTGCATATGACTATAGACGTCCCTTCTAATCCTTCGACGCCCAATGATTCTGCGGAAGATTTATAACATTTCACGGGAAATATTATGACGCAAAACCCTCAAACTAAACACCCTGAAGCTGTCCAAGATGCTCAAACGATTCGCAAAAAAGCATTTGATCTTCTTATAAGCGACCAGACAAAATATGCAAAACACTGTCTTAAAATCCGCGATAAGATGGGTCGGATAGCCCCTTTGGTTTATAATAAGGCACAACTTTACGTTCATGAGAAGCTCGAGGAGCAGAAGCGTAAATTAGGATTTATTCGAGCCGTTATTATGAAAGGCCGCCAAGAGGGCATAACAACCTACATTGAGTCTCGATTCTTTAAGAAAACCTCTATGCAACGCGGGGTGTCCACCTTCATCCTGTCTCACGAAGCTACGTCAACGGCATCTATTTTCGACATGGTAAAGCGCTTCAATGACAATCTCCCCGAAGGTATGTCTGTTGGTCTTGATACTGCCAATAAGAACCAACTTAAATTTACAGGCCTTGACTCGGAGTATAAAGTAGGTACCGCAGGCAGTGAGGACGTTGGTCGTTCGCTAACCATAAAACTTCTTCATTGCTCCGAGGTAGCTTTTTATGATCATACGGACCAATTAGAGACCGGCTTATTTCAAGCGGTCGCGGATATGCCGGGCACAGAAATAATCTTAGAGTCAACCGCTAACGGGGTGGGAAATCTATTTCACGAATACGCTATGCGTGCCATGGCTGGGCTTGGCCTTTATCAACTAATTTTTGTCCCTTGGTATTGGCAAGAAGAATATCGGCTGGCTCCTCCCCCTGGGTTCTCTCCTGATGAATACGAACAACAACTCATGCAGACCTACGGCCTTGATTTAGAACAGATATATTGGCGGCGCATGAAGATTGAGAACACCAAAGGGGGTCTCTGGAAATTCCAACAGGAGTACCCTTTCACCCCACAAGAAGCGTTTCTCATGTCGGGAGAGACTTTTTATTCTAAAGAATCCATCATGGCCGCACGTAAATGTAAGAATACTTCCCCTAATGCGCCTAAGATCGGCGGCTTAGACTGCGGTCGCGTCAATGACCGTTCTGTTTTTGTTATTCGCCAAGGGAGGGCTATTACGCATTACGAAGTCCACAAAGACCTTTTGGCTAACGGTCGACAGCCAACGCAAGAACTTATTTCACTCGCTGTGAAGTTGATTGAGCGCCACGGCCTCGATAAGCTATTCATCGACTTTGGTTACGGGCATGGGGTTGTCGACGGGCTTATTACGTTAGGTTATAAGAGTATCGTTATGGGTATTAACTTTCAGCAAAATCCCGTCGATAAAATCCGGTTCTTAAATAAACGTGCCGAGATTGCCGGGTTGAGCCGGGACTGGTTAGAAGAAGGAGAAGTCTCTATACCCGACGACGATATATTTTGTTTCGATTTAATGTTAATTCCTAAGGAAAATGAGACTCCGACACACCGAATGTTTCTGCCTAAAAAAGAAGAAATAAAAAAGAAAGCCCACGTCTCTCCCGACATCACGGATGCTTTTTGGTTAACGTTTGCTTTTCCTGTGGCTAAACGCGAAGGGGAGGAAGACCCTATCCGCAGAAAAAACTCTCGTATTTCTCGTCGTGATAAAACGGAACTAAATACTCTTATACGTCTTCGCGGAAAATAAAACAAAAATAATTGGACATCCCCTTGTTTATTGTGTAATTTTAAAATATGAAAGCATATTTTAATCCGTCGTGTTCGTCCATCCAGTATGTGCCCGTCCCATTTCTTCTTGCGGGAGCAGCGGGCATGGCGATAAATAAATCATTTCATGACGCTACAAAAGCTAAGAACGCGTCTAATGACGCAATTAAAGCCGCTGAAGATCAAGCAACCCAAAAGGCATTACAAGCATCTCAAGAACAGGAACGGGTTTCTTCAGCACGGAAAGCGTTATTGGATGCACCTACGTCAGGGTTCGGCCCAAACGTTAATTTAGCGCGTTCTTTTTTAACATCACTTTGAGGGACTAATGGCCGCTACTACACCATCGAGAGTCAAGTTATTAAAAGAAAGATATGATGCTCTCTTCGCCGAGAAACAAATTTGGTTTCCAATGTACCAGCTTATTGGTGAGTTTGTTTTATCTCGAAAACAGAATTTTCAAACTTCAGCCCAGCCGGGTGAATTCTTAACGGAACAACTTTATTCTTCTGCGGCACCAAACGCGAATATTGCGATGGCGTCAGCTTTAGTTGGCAATCTTTGGCCGAACGGGGCCCGCTCTATTCGTCTTGAGCGTCCACGAAATATTCCTGACACTGAAGAGAATAAAAAATATTTTGAAGCGGTTACTGAAGTTTATACCGATATCATGGACGCGCCGGAAACCGGTACTGCTGTTGCTGTTCAGGAATATATGCTAGATCAAGGGGCTTTTGGTATTTCTGGTTTACGTGCTAAGAAGACCGGGGACTTGACAGACCCGTTGCGTATCTCGGCGGTCAATGTGAAATATTTTCTAATTGACGAGGATAAAGATGGTTTCGTAGATACGGTTTTTGTTTTAGACGAATTGAAAGCTCGTCAGGTGGTTCAAGAATTTGGTATTGAAAATGTTTCGTCTAAAGTCAAAGAGGCTTATAAAAATAATGATATAAAGACTCTTTTTAAGATTGTCCATGTTGTTGAACCAAGGGCGAACGCGCCTCTTCGTCCGAAGACCAATAAAGAATATCCTTTCCTGTCTTTACATTTTGAATTTGATACCGAGAAAATTCTTCGAGAGAGCGGGTATTTGAACATGCCAATTATTGTTTCCCGCTTCCAAAAAGCTCTCGGGGAAAAACAGGGGCGGTCAGCGGCCATGGCGGCTATGCCTGCCATCATACGATTAAATGTCGTCTGGGAATTATTACAACGTACCGGGGAAAAGAAATTAAGGCCCCCTTTGTATATGTTAGACAATGGGGCTTTAGGCAGTGACACTCTGGATACTTCTCCCGACGCATTAAATATTTTCAATATGTCGGGTATAGGAGAGCGGTCTCCTGTCGGTATTCTTTATGACGTTGGAAACTTGCAAGACATATACCCTATCGCGGAATCGTTAACAAAAGATATATCCCAAGCGTTCTATATCGACCGTCTTCTTGATTTGAATAACGAAACGAAAATGACTTTGGGGGAGGCTAATATTCGTGATCGTATTCGTGGGGAGGGGTTAAGTTCTTTATTTAAACGACAAGAGACTGAATGTTTTAGTCGTTTGGTCAGTACCACGTTTAATATGTTGTTAGAAGACGGTTTAATGGGGGTTGTTCGAGGAAGCGAAGCAGAGCGTAAGATTTTACAAGCTGGATTGGTCCCCTTATATATCCCGGCGGATGTTGTTAACGCCATGCAACGCGGACAGAAAGTTTATAACATAAAATATATCTCACCCGCAAGCCGCATCATGCGAACTGAAGAATTTCAAGGAGTTGTTCAGTTATTGGATATCTCAATGGGTGCGGCTCCTGCCTTTCCTGAAATTGTTGATAACTTCAGCCCCGACCGAACTCTTAAGAAACTTAGTGAGCTTTCTGGTGTAGACGAGAGCATATTAGAAGATACCGAAACGATAAAGAAAGTACGAGAAGCTCGAGCCCAAATGCAACAACAGCAACTGCAGATCGCCCAAGCACAAGCGGCGTCCGACGTTGGCATGAAAGTAGCTCAAGCTCAGAGTATGAGACAAGGAGCTATCAGTGGCAGACCTCGCGGTTAATAAAGATAAACGAGTCGTTCCCCCAGACCCTGTTGCGGATGCAATCAATCAAATGCTGGAAACAAAAGCGGGCGTTGTTTTTTTTACTTGGTTGGCGCATCGTTGTTTTTTTGACCGGAGTACAATTTCAGGGGACGCACAATCTTATGAAGTTAATCCGTTAGGGTCAATCGCTCAAGAATTTCAGAGACGAATTTATTTAGACGTAAGACGTCATATTAAACCGGAGTATCGAAGTAGAATTGAAAAATAGGAGAACATACCATGCCAGACCCAAATGTAGTTGATGTCCCTGCCTCACCGGAACCGATCGTTGTTACTGTCGATAATAAATCTGTAACTCCGCCAGCGTATACTCCGCCGGATATTAAAATGGCCGAAGCACTCCCGCCAGAGTATCGAGATAAACCATATTTTAAAGACAAGACTTTTGTTGATGTTATAAAAGAACACGACGGGCTTCAGAAACTTTTAGGTCAGCGTCCGGCGGGGATTCCAAAAGAGGATGCTTCCGACGAAGAATGGTCAAAATTCTTAGGAGCTATAAAACCTAAGTCGATGGACGAATACGCCTTGCCGGAAACTGATTTTTCAAAAGCGAATGGTCGTACCGACGAGTATATAAAGACAATAAAAGAATTATTTTATGGTGCAGACATCAGTAAAAAACAAGCGGCCAAGTTAACTGCGGGCATTGATGCTTTTTTAGCGAAGTCTAAAGCAGCACAAGAAACTCTTCAAGCAGAAGCGAATAAAAAACAGGAGTTAGAGTTTGAAGCTCTTCTTGATAAGACTTACGGAGCTAATAAACAAACTGTTATTGAACGTACAAAGAAGATGATGATTGAGATGGTTGACCCGTCAATGAAAGAGTCTATTGGGGGAGTATTAAAAAATATGCCTAACGATGTCCTCTTTGCAGTTACTACAATCCTCGACGGAGTTCATAAGAAATATTTATCTGAAGATACGCCTCCCGGGGACAATCGAAATGCGGGAGGGGACATCTCTTCTTGGCAATCTGAAGCTGAACAAATTATGCGAAGCCCTGAGTACCGTGATTTTCGTTTAGCGGGACATGACGAAGCAAAAAGAAAAGTTTCGGAATTGTTTACAAGAATTGCTGCAGCACAAAAAATAAATTAAAAATAAATGGACAACGATTCTATTTTTGATTTAATAAGATTAGAGCGGGGAGTGCCGAAAGGCATCCGTGGTTAGCCTACCTAATGGCGACACGTCCGAGGAACCTCGGGGAGCGTATAAAGAGAAATTTAAAAATTTTAGTTCGTTACATTAGGAGATTAATATGGCAGCCGCTCAAATTCAAACAGCCACAGTTATTCAGTTTTCTTCTGCAGTGCATTTAGCCGCACAGCAAATGAAGGCCCGTTTTGCTCCGGTGTTCCCTGTCAAGCAGTTAACCGGAAAATCTTTTGCGTATGATGGAGTTGGTTCCATCGAAGCTCAAGAATTAAATGGTCGTTTTAATCGCGTTACCTTCTCGGATTTAAAAGTTGTTCGTCGTAAGATCGGACGTAGACGTTTTTCTTTGACGCTCCCGATTGATGCGGATGATGCTTCTCAAGTTCTTATTAATCAAGAAGCAGAATATTCTCAAGCGTGTTCAATGGCGATGGCTCGTGTTTATGATCGCATCGGCGTTGAAGCGGCCTTGGCCAGTGTCTATACCGGCGAAGACCTTGACACCGCTGTTACATTTGCTAATGACGGCGGCCAGACGGTTACCGCAACAGCGGGTTTGACTTATGAAAAATTGCTTGAGATCATGCAGAATTTTATCGACTCAGATGTCGGTAATGATATGATCGAGAATTTTCTTTTCTGCATTTCCGGGGATGAACATACAGCTTTGATGAAAGAACTCGAATTAACGTCTGGCGATTATTCTCGTCAATATGGCGTTGATAAAGGGGGGATTCAAGAAGCTGTTGGATTGAAATTAATTAAGTTCGCGGCCAATGCAACGAACCCTATTCTTAGTGTAGCTGCTGGTGTTCGTAGCTGTATTGCTATGAGTTCCCGTGGGCTCTGTTATGCGATGCCAAAGCAGTTCGAGATTGTAGTTCAAGATCGTAGTGATTTGGTCCAGACCAAACAAGTTCAGGTTAATTGGACGCTTGGTGCTGTTCGTACTGAAGGCGTTCTTGTTCAAAAAGTTACTACGACTGACTAAGGATTAGTTAATCGTTTAATTAAAGTTTTAACAATAAGGAGATTAACATGGCAGACGCATTTGTGGATTCAGCAAGAGCAGCGGGTAAACCGGCTCGCGCCCGGGAAGCGGGCGGGGTTAAAGGAAAAATTCGTACCATTACGTATGAAACTGCAGCCTCTGACGGTGCGGGGGACGTTAAGCGCTTATTTAATGTGGGCGCTCACGAAATTCCCGTTCGTTGTTTAGTTATGTGTGATGCGACGGCAGGGTTAACTGCAGTTGAACTTGGGCTTTATCGTCCGAGTTTAGGTGCTGTAGTTGATCGTGATGCTTTAATGAGCAGCATTGATCTTTCTGCGGGGTATGCTTTTGCCGCCGCTAAAGATGGTCTTTCGGCTTTAGGCATTGAGAAACGAGGCATCTCAACTTTTGCCGAATTGGCGGCTGCAGTCGTCACCACGGATGTTATTGGCCACATTCCGTTTGATTCTTACGATGTGGCTTTGACTCAAGTTTCTGACGTTTCCGCAGTTGGAACCGTTACTGTTATTCTCGAGACAATCGAGAATCAGTAAGCCGACGCGTTTTGTATTTAACACACGGGGCGCACGCGAGTTTCTTGCTTGCGTGCGCTCCTTTACTTCGGAGTCTTTATGTCCCGACCAAGTAGTGATGTGGCCATCTGTAATCTTGCACTCGACCTTATCAAAGAAGCCCCCATCTCCATTATCTCAATTCCTGTAAGTAAAACTGAAGTTTTATGTTCTCGTTGGTATGATTTAATCAGACAGTCTGTTTTGTCGTCTTATAATTGGGGGTTTGCTTTAAAGAGTGCGGAGATTCCACGTGGGGGCACTCCTTCAGTTTCTGATTACACCGATTATTATGTTTTTCCGAATGACTATTTGAAACTTCGGGCTATTATCGACCCTGAAGTTCCGTTAGGTCGTAGACGATTTGAACTTCAAGGGAGAAATCTTCTTTATAATTATGATTCGGCCACCTCTCTTCCGGTTTGGTATACTAAAGATGAAATTGATATTTCTGTTTACCCAGCTCTTTTTATAAATCTTCTTGCTGAAGAGTTAGCCTTGAAGTTGGGTAAGAAACTTACGGCGCGCCCCTCGGTAATTAAGGACGTTAAAGAGGACCTCGTTGAGACCCGACGGCTTGCTCGAGCAATGGACAGTCAAATGCGACCCCCGCGACGATATGAGAGTAGCCGAATTGTTAATGCTGGGTTGAGTCTGTCTTCAAATCGGACTGTGGCCGGTGATTATGAATTCGATCCTGAGGTAAGTTAATGATTGATTCCTACCTTTCAAATTTCTCCGGCGGGGAAGTCTCGGAAGAAATATTTGGCCGTTTTGATTCTGATCTCTATAAGAATTCATTACAACGTTGTGAAAATTTCCTGTCCTTAATACAAGGGCCTGTCCAGTACCGGGGCGGGTTTACTTTTGTCCACCCTACTAATCTTCAACAAACAGCGCGGATTGAACGTTTTAAGTTTAGTGACTCCCAAGTCTTTATACTTGAGTTTACAAATGCAAAGTTACGGATTTATGAAGATGCTGCGGTGACTGTAGAGAGTTCTTCCGCAATAATAACGGGGATAACCCGAGCGAACCCGGGGGTTATTACTTCGGCCGGGCATGGCTTCATAACGGATGATGAGATTTATATTGCTTCGGTTGTTGGAATGACTGAATTAAATGGTCGGTTTTTTCGAGTTGTTTATATAAATGCAAACACTTTTTCGTTGAAGGACATATTTGGAAATGCAGTTGATACTTCTACGTTCCATGCGTATTCTTCCGGCGGGACGGCAACGAAGGTTTATAGTTTAGCTTCCCCATATCTCACTGCTGATTTAGATCAGTTTCAGTTTGACCAAGAAGGGAACATCGCTTATTTTTCTCACCGAGGCTTTGCGCCTTATAAGTTAACTCGGGTAAGTGCTACGAGTTGGACGTTCTCTACTTATAGCAGAACTACGGACCCTTTCATTGCCGCGGCGAAAACCATTACCGGAGCAACTCAAGCGAACCCCGGCGTTATTACCGCTGTCGGGCATGGGTACTCCACGGGTAATCGGATCCTTATTTCTTCCGTTGGTGGTATGACCCAGCTTAATGGTAACTCTTATTTGGTAGTTAAATTGGGAGTTGATACCTTCAGTTTAACCACGTTAGCTGGGGTGCCTGTTAACACTTCTACGTACGGGGCGTATACAGCCGGGGGAACCGCGCAACGAGAAACGTATCCTCGGGCAGTTGCGTTTTATGAAGGGTGCATTTATTTTGCTGGGTCGGACGATAACCCTAACCGGGGTTGGCGATCTCGCGGCCCTGATGCAACAGGGGCGACTCGGTACGACGATTTTACTACCGGGACCGATGCGGATCATGCGATCATATTTAATGCGGCAAATGGGTCTGGCCAAATATCTTGGCTTGTTGGTTTACGTGGATTCTTAGCGTTAGGGACTGAAGGAGGGGTTCTTGGTTTAGACGGAAACACTGACGCGGCTATAACCCCAACAAATTTCCGTATACGTCCGATTGATCCTGTTTCGGTTCAAGGGGATATTATGCCTGTTAAGAATGGCCAATCCATTTTCTATATGCAGCGGGGTAGTCGCACATTACGTAGTTTTGATTATGATTTAGTTTCTGATAATTATAAGTCGACGGACCGTCAATTTTTATCTCCCCATTTAACGATTAGTGGCATTAAACAATTAGCTATTCAACGGTGGAAGACCGACTTATTGTGGGCTGTTCGAAATGATGGTGTTCTTTTAAGTTTAACCGTTAAGCCGAAAGAGGACGTTTCTGGTTGGCATAGACACACCATTGGAGGAGGGTCTACCAAAGTCCTTAGCATTGCAGTTGAGCCCCAGACTACAGGGTATGACCGGCTTTATGCGGTTATAGAACAAACCATTAATTCAGTTACGACCCGTTATATTCAATATCTAAATGATCCATATGAGGGGGTTCGTAAAGACGATTATTTTTCGGGCGGGCAAGACGAAGAGGGGGATACCGTCAACTATCTTGCGGCCTTATTTTCTGCACAACAGGATTGCGTGTATTTAGATTCTTCCTTAACTTATGATGGAGTTCTGACGGATGTGGTTACTGGTCTTTGGCATTTAGAAGGGGAGACCGTTTCAGTGGTGGCGGATGGTAGCACTCACGCAGATGTTGAAGTTATTAATGGGAGTATAACTTTAGATCGAGAAGCAACGGTGATTCATGTGGGGTATAAATATCGTGGTGTCGTTATCCCGTTGAACTTAGTGGTTGCTGGACAGATTCAGAATTCGATTGCTTTTGGTAAGAGCATCAGTACTGTTTCTTTAGTGGTCTCCCATACCATAGGCGTGAAGTACGGCACTTCACTTTATAATCTTCAAGAGATATTAGCTTCCGATACTGGTCAAGATACGGACAGTCCTCCGGTGCCCTATACCGGGACTGTCCCTTTACCGTTAGAAGATTCTTGGACAACGGATAAACGAATTATTTATGTTCAAGATGAACCATACCCTTGTATGCTAAATGCGATAAGTGTCACTATGGAGATCGGGGAGAAATGAGGCTAGAGTCTTTTAAAGCGATTGATTATGTCCTTGCAGATATTCTTCCGGGGAGAGGTTTTGAAGACTGGGGTTTAAGTAGTGGGGTAGTTGCCATGTTAAGGTATATGGAAGATGCAAATACTTTTTGGACTGTTCGAGACGACGAGGGTACGGTTCTTTTAATTGGGGGCTGGCATAGGGTTTGGAATGGTGTTTGTGAAGTATCTATTTTCCCGACAACTCATTTTATTAAGAGACCTGTTGGTGTTTTATTGAGATTAAAAAAAGTCTTAAAAGCGTTATTAAGAGGGCATCGTCGAGTGCAATTAAATTGTCGTCAGGAAGAACGGTTTGTGCAGTTTGCTTTGCGTCTTGGGTTTCAAGTCGAAGGGACTTTACGAAATTTTGGTCATGACGGTTCCGATCATATTATGATGTCTTTAGTGGGGGATTCTCATGCGTAATGCTTTTCATACAGGGTATGCCCCTGCAAATTTGTGTTACGATCCAGTGACTGCTGTTTTAGTTGCCGCTACCGTTGTGGGCGCGGGGTCTCAGATATACCAAGGGTTCGCTGCAAATAATGAGGCTAAAAAGATTGCGGGGCAACAAGAAGAACAGGCCCGCATTGCTTTGAGCGAAGCTAATCGTTCTGCAGATCAAAAGACTGTAGAGCAACGTAAATTTTTAGCAGAACAACGTATGGCATATTTAGCAAGCGGTGTAACTTTAGACGGTACGCCCGGGTTGGTGGGGGAAGATACTTTTGTTCAGTTCCAGCAAGAGATCGACGCTATACGTAAGTCGGGGGCCGCGCAATTTAAGGTAGGGATGTTGTCGGCTCAGAATACAAAAGCTAATGGTCGGGCACAGTTAATCTCGGGTTTTCTTGGTAGTGCTTCCACCCTTTTGAGTGGGGCGTCTAAGGCTGGAGGAGGCGGGAAAGTCGGGGCTGGCTCAACAGATACTGCGATTCGTAATACAGGTTATATTGAGGGGAGAATGTAATATGCCTAGGATACCTACATATCAAGCAGGGAATTTGGCGTCAGAACAAATTGGTCTGCCTTCTCCTCAAGACCAGAGTGGACAGATTATCGCACACGCGGTAGCTCAGGCGGCGGGGACAGTTATGGATATCGCGTCACAACAGTTAGAGAAACAAAAGAAGATTCAACAGGATTTAGACGTTACGACGGCTCAAACTGATTACCAAGTTGCATACTTGGGTGAGAAACAAAAGATACTTTCGGACCCGAATATATCTTCTGACCAAGTAGAAGAGATTCTTAATAAACGAAGTTCTGAACTTAGTAGCAATATTATTTCTCAGTACTCTAGCGGGGCTACTCAGCAGGTTGTTCAAACGGCGATTCAGCAAGATCAACAGCTTTTTCGTCTTGATGCTGTTAAGACTAGAATTAATTTAGGAAATAAAGAGGCGTACAATACTTGGTTTAGTTCTATTGAAAGGACCATTAAGGGAGTTAGTGAAGTTGGGAGTCCTGAGGCGTATCAAATTGCAGTAACCAACTTTAAGAAAATGACACCTAGTATTGTTCCCTTAACAGGCGATAATATTGAGAGCGCACAGCGAGCTACGCAGAACGCGATAGATTCAATGACGACTCAATTTGTGGCCTCCGGTATAGAGAAAGGACAGGAGGATTCTCTTGAGCAGATGCGGGTTCTAGGCCACTTTGGTGACGCAAGTGAGGGGGTACAAAAACGTATTGGTGAAACTCTGAATACTGCTTTGAAGACGAAGAGTTTTCGTGCGGACATAACTACTGCGTACAAAACCCTTAATCAGAACGTAGACGATGTTGAGGCTATTCGAAATCAGGACAAATCTTTCGCAGATATTGAGCATGACCTCTCAGCGACGACATATGAATTATCGACTGCAAAGTTATCGGATTCTCAGAAAGAGGACTTAAAGCGGCGTATTACGACCCTAGATGCTTTACGTACTGCACAACTCACCGGTGCGTATATTAAAAGTTCTGATAATTTAGATACCGTCGTGAGTTTGCGTTCGGAAGCCGCAGCCCTTCTTCAACAATCCGAAGGGCAGAAACAATTAGCTGATGGCGTTTATTTGAACGAACTTAAAAAGTATCAAGATCGTTTAGTTTCGGAATTTGTGGATCGTCAGAATATTTCAGGAAAGACTTTCAATACTTTATATTCCGATGCGTATGGAGTGATGTTAAAAGACCTTACTAATAAGACTTTTGAGCAAAGTGGGTGGGAAAAGTTTATTCATGCGACTCCCGGTGCGACAAAAGACGTGTTGCCAAAAGAGGATAGAGCCCCATTATTTAAAATATTTCAAGCTGCGAAGAAGCCCGATGGGACTGTTGATTCCGATATTATGTTTAGAGCTTATGACGAATACCTTTCTGATAAGAAGGCCGGGAAACTCGTCGAGGGCACCTTTACTCCCGAACAAGCTCAAGAGTATTTCATGCGGGCGAGTCTTCGTAAACAGGGCTTTTCAAGTGTGTATAAAATCGGGGATATGATTACCACAAAGAACGGGCCCCGAAAAATTACCGGGTTTGAGAATGGTCGTGTGATGATTGAAGGAACTGAGCAAGATCGTCAGACCGTTAAGTTCTACAAACAATTTGGTACCGTGAAAAAATAATGCCTATTTCTTTAGACGAATTAAATACTGCAGTTGATTGGTCGAAAACTACTGAAGGAGTGCAGAAAAGCCCTACTCCGGCGGTGCCGGAAACTTCTACTCCGGCCTCAGTAAGCATACCTTTAGACGAGGTTAATGCTTTCTCTGAGCATATCGTTACTACGAAAGATGCTCCAAAGAGTTTTTGGCAAAGAAGATTCTCTGACGCTAGAGTGGCTTTTGACTCTACGCCTCATGCTGTCGGGTCTGCTTTAATTTATCTTGGGGACACTATGCGTGGTAGAGAGGCGCTTCCGATTAATGTTACTCAAGATGAACCTTTTCTAAAGGATTTTGAAGCTAATCTCACTAAAGCAGTTGCTTCTGACAAAGGCCATGCGGGTAAAGGTTTTCGTGAACTGATCGGGACTTCTCTTATTAAGATGGGCCTGAGTTGGCAAGACTTGAGTGAGAAACTTGCCCTCGAGCATAGCAAAGGTGCAGAACCTACGTCGACGACTGATCAGTATTTAAGTGATGCCACTAAACTCACAACGGGAATGGCTGGGTTAATTGGAATTGGTTTTGTTGCGGGGCCTACTGTTGCTGCAGGGTCTTTTATTGGGCCTACCACTTTTGATACCTATACAAAAGCGCGTCTTAAGGGGAAAGATTACGAGGACGCGACTAAAATTGCGGGGGCGATGGGTGTCGCAACCGGGGTCCCTGCGTTTCTGGGTCTAGGCATGGTATTGAAATTGCACGGGCCTCTAATCGAGCAGATCGCAAAAGCCTCTCTTATTGGCGGGGTTGATTTAACGGTTATGCGCGGGGGTTCAGAAACCGTCGAGCGTGTTTCCGGCATAACCGATTCACAAAAGAAAGGCTGGGATTCCGTTAGTGAAGCAATCGGACTCGCTGTTCGGGATGGTTCGATGGGCGCTATCCTCGGACCCGCGACGGGCGGCATTTCTTTTGCGATGCAGAAACGAGCCGAGGTGCAAGAAAGATTACGCAGTATCGGAGTGCCGGACGAGCAAGCAACTAAAATGACTGATGCGGCTTTCAGTAAAGGTATGGATACTGTTCTTTCTGCTGTCGAACAAGAGAAAGCGTTAATAGAAAACAAGATTTTCCGTAATGAAAACGGAGATTTTGTTGACCCTCAAGGTAAACCCGTAGCATCAGAGCGTGTTCTTGCCATATTAAAGACCGGAGATTTTGAGTCTTTACCTTTGGTCGAGAAAGCTAAAGTTCTTGCTGCTGAAGCCCTACCCCAGCGGGAAACTGTCGGGGTTACTCCGGCGGAGAAAATCTTTTTAACAGAGCCCCCGACGAAACTTAATCAAGAATTGCCCCGGGAGGTAGTCAATGCTTTGTTTGATAAGTATGTAAAAATCGAGGCTAAGTTGAAACAGCCGGTAACAAAAGTCAAAGCTCAGATTACAGCTATCCAGAAAGAAGTGCAAGATTTTATTAATGAGAAAGATTTGGGCTTGAGTGATAAAGCAAAGTTTCTATCCAGTATTAAAAACATTCAGACAGTTCAACAGCTTCGTCGAGTCCTTCCTGTGCTTGGAGAGAGAATAGCTCAGTTAAAAGAGAAATCAAACTTAAATGAGCAGATCGCCCGATTTGGGAAACTCACTCAAAAGTCTGAGATCGCAAAGACGCGTCCAGAATTCCAGAAGGACATTATCGCAATCGCAGATTCTTTAAGTTCGACGAAGCTCTCTGTCCCAAAGGCGATGAAGCTCGAGGCTTTAGCACAGCACTTAAAAGACAACCCCGACTCGGTTATTCCCGACGCTAAAATAAAAGAGTTGGAGGCTTTAAATAAGAAGTCTTTACGAGACATGACCTCACAAGAAGTGCAACTTATTAATGATGCTATTGAGCATCTCTATAAATTAAATGAATTAAAGACCAAGATTATTGAGAAGAATAAGTATGTCTCGACGGAGAAAGTTATAAAAGAGGTCGTTGATAATATCGTTTTAGGAAGTGTGAAGAAGTCCACCAAAGAGGATGTTGTGTCCGGCTTAGAAACTTCACTTTCCCGGGCGGATATGGTAAAGAACTATCTTACTCTGGATTCTCGGGATGCCGAAACTAATCTTATGATGGTTGAGGGGAAAGATGGAGGGGTTTTTCAAAGTGTGGTTTTTGGGGGTCTTAATCGTGCGAAGACTGATTATCTTCGTTTTCTTGACGTTGGACAAAAACTCTTACGTGATGGCGTTGAAGGTTTAGACGTAAGTTCATGGAGTCAATATATAGAGCCGAACCCAAAGAAATTGGATATGCTCGAGTTTGAGTTTACAGGCGGTAAAGACCCGCAAAAAGTAGAACTTACCAAAGCTCAAGCACTCGCCTTCCATCTTCTTATGCAGCGTGAGGAAGGGGCAAGACATATTCTCGAGGGTGGGATTTCTTTTCGTGGAAAGCTAGATAACATTATAAAAGTTACCGCTGAAGATGCGGTTAAGGTTTCTGACGTTGTTTTGTCCGGTCCTGATATGCTTAAAGTGGCAATTAATTTAGATGCTTATTTTAATGGGTTTCAGAAACACGCGATTAATAAAACATCTAAAGCATTGACTGGTTTAGAGGTGGCGCAGACACCGAATTATTTTCGGATTAAAGTTAATCAGTTGGCTCGAACGGAAGCTCCGACAACTCGACGTTATCTCGGTAAAGTGGCTCTTGAGGGCATGGGGTTCTTGCAACCTACGGTTAATTCAAAATTGCCTATTATTTTAGAAGACGCTTTTCAGGTGGCTTACGAGTCTCTTCATTTAGCGGGGGCTTATGTTTCTTATGCTGAGCCATTACGTGCAGCAAAGGAAGTTTTAAAAGACCCACGCGTTAAACAAGAAATGGAACGTCAAGGAAGGTCTGAGTATTTAAAGTCTTTTGATCGTTACATACAACGAGTAGAAGGGAATATCGTGGATATGTCTAATCTCGAAGCCTTATCTCGGGACCTTCTTGTTAAAATTCAGACGTCCGTATTAATGTTGAATCCGGGTATTCTTCTTAAGCAACCGACTTCTGTTTTGGCCGCTATGACTGAAATGGATGCAAAGATTCTTTTAAAAAATTACACTTTGTCACCAACAAAAGTTGAAGTCTCCGAGATTTCTCAATGGTCTCCTCAGTTAGCGGCTAGGTGGCAAGGGCATATAACTCGAGAGTTGGGCGAATTAAAAAACGTCGGGGCTATTGGGAATTTATTTACTAAGAAAATTGGTTGGACGGATAAGTTTATGACTGCTTATCAGATGGCCGATCACCCTATGGTGGGAACGATTTGGCGTGCTGCAAAAGAAGAAATTAGCACTAATCATCCCGAGCTTACTGGAAAGGCGTATTTCGAAAAAGTTGCGGAACGCGCAGAGTTTGTAATGCGTAGAACACAAGCCTCCGTTTTTATGGAGCATCGTTCTGAAATTCTCGGGGATAGAAGCTGGATTAATCGAACCGTTTCTCTTTTCTCGTCGGAAACTAATAAGCAGTTTGCTATGGTGTCCCGCGCATTAGAAAGTTATAACCGAAGTGATAAGACGATATCGAATAAGTTGGATTTAGGTAGAAAACTTTTCATTATTACGTATCTTAACTCTGTTCTTATTGCCACAATTAATGCGGGAGTAAACGTGTGGAAACAATCAGTGGATAAAGGACGTAAGCATGAAGATGATTTAGACGCGGAGTTAATCGCAAAGAAATTTGTTACTGATGTGGTGCTTGGGCCACTTGGCATGATTTATGGCGTTCGTGATATGGTTAATGTCATTCAAAGTGTGTTGGTGTACGGGAATGTTACTCATGAAATAAATAATCCTATTGCGTCGTTATTTACAAATATTGCAATGTGGGTTGGGAATCTATTAAAAAGTGGTGAAGAGTTTATGTCGGGAGAGAAATTTAAAAAAGGGTCAAAAAAGAATAAAGAAAAATGGACTGACACGGCCAAAAATGCAATAATGCAATTAATTACAGGGATTGGATCGGCGGCTGGACTGCCCGTCAATAATGTCTTACAGTATGGGGCTCCGATGTTTTATCAGGTAGAGAAGTTCTTTAGCGACTAAGGAGTGCTTTATGACGATTTCAAATTCAAATAATAGAACGCGACTTGCTGTAAGTGGTTTAACTTATGATTTTACTTTTACGATTGATAACGAGGCAGAGATTTTAGTTTATGTGATTACTGACGACGTTGCCTCATTATTAACTCTCGCCACTGACTACACGGTTTCAATTAGCTCTATAGTTGAAGGGGGCACCGTAACTCTGACAGGAGCTTCATCTGCCGATGAGATTCTAATGATTCGAAATAAGGCATATCAACAAACTGCAGATATCCCTATTCGAAGCGGATTTAATGAGGCGGTTATTGAAGGTGCTTTAGACAACCTCGAGATGCAGATACAGCAATTAAAAGAACTTCTTGATTTCTCGGTTAAACAAGATTTGACAGCCGTTCCCGTACCAGTTATTATTCCGACCCCTGAGGATGGTCTGGCGCTCGTTTGGGACGGTACTGCGGGGGCGTTACGAAATTCTCCGGTGGATGCTGGGGCTGTCTCGGACGGGATTGTAGCCGCACAAGCCGCGCAGACAGCGGCGGAAGCCGCGCAGACAGCGGCAGAAACGGCACAAAGTTTAGCAGAAGCCGCTAAAGTCGCTGCTCAAGCGGCTGTCACGGCGATATACCCTGTTGGCATTGTTGTTACCCTTGGGGTTAGTACGAACCCAGCCACCCTATTTGGTTTCGGGACGTGGGCGGCTATTGCTGGCCGCGTCATTGTCGGTATTGACGCAGGGCAGACAGAGTTTGACACTCTAAACGAGACAGGCGGGGAAAAGACTCACTTATTAACATCAGCCGAATCAGGGTTGCCTGCACACAATCATACGGAATCCCAATTTACAGCAAGTGGTGGTTCCCCAGAACCGGCGGCATCTATCGGTGGGGGTGGTAATGCGTACCACAATCAAACTGGACAGACGGGTACAAATGGTGCAGTAGACGCAATTAGCGCTCATAATAACCTTCAACCTTACATAGTTAAATACGTTTGGCAAAGAACAGCATAAGCAAAAAGGAGAGTAGAATGAGAAAAGCGTTATTAGGGGTGTTGATGTTTTTACTATTAGCAGGGCCTGTGTTTGCGGCCGTTGAGGTTGCTGCAAATGGAACGGTCATTAAAAAAGTAGAGACTCTAAACTTTGTTGGCCCGACGATATCTATATCCGATAATAATAAGACTGCGACGGTTACAAGTGCTGGTGGCGGCGGTCAAGGCGAAGACTCATCCGTTATATTCAATGTCAAGACCGAGTACGGCGCTAAGGGTGATGGGATCGAATTATATGATGGGGCGATAACATCAGGACTAACCACTTTCACATCTGCAACCGCATCATTTACTTCCTCTGATATTGGGAAAGTAATCACAATCTTTGGGGCTGGAGGAACAAATGTTGATTTGACATCAACGATTAGTAGTATCAATAGTTCAACGTCGATTGAAATCGCTAATGCCGCAAGCGCAACTGTTTCTTCATCAGTATTTCGTTACGGTACAGACGATACCGCGGCTATTCAAAGTGCTATAACAGCAATCTACAATTCAGGAAATGGCGTATTGGCTGGCGAAGTATTTTTCCCGGCAGGGATTTATCTTGTAAACGGAGCATTTAACAAAACAAATAATTCACAGATAGCTTTGCCTACGGTTAGCGGTATTGAAAAATTTGTCACTATAAAGTTTAAAGGGGCAATCCCGCCAAGTCTAAATGATCGTGCCAGTGTTGGTTCTGTTATTTTTGGTACTAAATATGGCACTAATGGGACATATTCAATGATTTCTGGTGGCAATGCGGCATTGACAAGAGTTCGCGTTGTTATTGAGGATATGTCTTTTAGGACTGTGCAGGATCCAACGCACTCACTACTTAATTTTCAATATATGGATATGGTTAGTGGGAACAATATTAGCGTTGATACATCTTACGAAAACGGGGTAACTCCCGAATTACAAACCCACAATGACTCGTATGGTATTCGTATGCCTTCCCCCGGGAATGGTAACGTCAGCATGGCTCTTAGTGGGGTAAAAATCAAGAGATTCTATAACGGGATACGGTTAACAGAACATAACCAAGTAACAGATATAATGTTCGTTTACTGTGTTAATGCGATGTACTTAGATACTTCTACCTATCCAATAAATATTGGATATGCCTCCGTTGA